ATGTTGTTGAAAACATAATCAGACACATCGCAGGGCAGCGGCTTGGCGTAACCGTCATAAATCCAGAAGCCTGATTTGCTCATCCAAATAGCTGCCGTATCAATGGCCGCCACCGCCTGAGCAGAAATCAAGCCGCAGCCAGAGCCAGCCTTCTCAAAGCCGTAGACAAATGGCGCACCAACATATTGCGCTGTATGCACATCGACATCGGTAAACAGCAGGTTGATGCCCTTGACCCTCTTGCCGGCCATCAGGCTGCCGGAGCTTGTCAGTTCATAGTCACCGGCCAAGTTGTCTGTTGCTGGCGTCCAGAGGGTATTGTTCTCTTGGTCGCACCACTGGACTTTGCGAGGGTTTCCACCAGCGCCAAGGGCAAACAGGAAACGCTCGGCGGTCACAAGAATAGCCTTGTTGCTGGTCGGTGCATTGGTGATTGGCGCGGCCAGTGTTGGCGTTGTAAAGCCAAGCTGCCACTCGTAAATCTTGCCATCGTAGTCAGAGCAACCCACCAAGTACTCGCCCCAAGTGTCAAGGCTCCAAGTGGTGGCTATTTCTGCCGATCCAGTGTCTGGTCGTGGCACGCCGTAGGCAAAGCTGCCGTAAAGGTTTTTGCCGTAGCCCGTGGTGCTCAGTGAGTCAATAAAACCAGTTGTGAATCCGGTTGGCGTGATGTCCTTCAAAACGCCCAAATTATTCATTGCAAACAGCTTGGAGTGAGTGCCGAGGCCGATGTACGAATTGGCCGAATTGTCCCGCCAAGTGATGATCGCCCTGCAAGCGCCGGTCACAGTTGATGCCGACCTTGCCCTCCAGCCGTTGACGGGCCGCAGTGTGTTCTCGTACCAGCGCACAAGGTTGGCATCGTGCCACCGCCCAGCAGACTGATATTCAGTGCCGTTGCGGTAGACGCCTGGAGGTAGTTTGATGGGTATGTACATGATTAGATTGTCGGTAGGTTGGACACAAAGCTGATTGTCGCAATGGCCGATGGCACTGCTGGTCGTGTTGGACTTGTTCCGGCAGCATACTGCTCAATCGTAACGCCGACATCGGTTGGCCTCCACATAATTTCAACATAGTCATTTGCATTCAATGTCAAAAAATAATTCATGGCCGCAATGGTGTGGTACGGGTCGCCAACAGCTTTTCTCGGTGCAAATCCAAACCTGCTGTTTGAGTTTGCTGAATTTGTGCCATTGACGCGAAACCAAATATCCACATCTTGCGTAGTATTGGTCGTATTTGTAAACTGAATGGAAAATTGTATGTTCCAGATCCCACTGTCGGCCACAGTGATCCTAGAGCCACTGGCCATCGTCACGCCGTTGCTGAAGTCTGTCGTATTAAATGTGACGGCATAGGCTGTTGTGGTGTTGGCCGCCACCTGGTCGGTTGAGTCTTGAAAAGCCCCATGCGGGTTGTTCAAGAACTTGCCGCCCCTGATCCCGAACAGCGCACTCAGCGTGCTGATCAGGTTTCTAAAGTAGCCGTTCAATGCGCCATTGACCTCAGAAACATACCGGCGCTCATACGCCTCTGGAGCAAACCCCAAGCTGGGAATTGACGGGACTTCTAATTGTTGCTTCTTGTTGGCCATAGCATGATTATTGATCAGTCAAGATAAAAACAACTCTTTTTCGGCCACACGGCGCTTGACAAGCCCAGGCAGTACTTTGCCCCCGCCCTTAGTCCAAGCCATAAAAGCCTCTGCTGCGCCCTCCCAATCGTCTCTATTGGCCTTCATTCGGATCGTGCTGCGCTGAAGGTTTCCTAATCCAGCGTTAAAGGCAAAAGAGACCAGAGCGTCAAAGCGGCCTTGATGCCCAGCACAATTGGGAACAAGTCGTAAAACACCACGCTCAAAATTTTGTACATCATTTGCGAATAACGAATTGATTTCTTCTTTTGTCCAAGCACGGTTATCCTCCGATTGCAATGGATGCTCACTACGGATTAGACCAGCGTAGCCTTCTTTACGCACCATTGGCAAATTGATCTGACCTTGATACAGCACATGCCCGTACCCGATAGTCCAGATGTTGGCTGGACACAGGTAGGGCTTACTCCTACAGCCTTCAAAGCGATGCATCAAATCAGCACCGGCTTTGCTCAATTTCATTTCTTGCCCCAGCCGCGTGAGCCAAACCAGAATCCAATGATGCCGCCCAGCATGGCCATCTCATCAGGGCTGAAGATGATGTCGGTGTATCGCAGCACATCGTCCATGCTGGTAATCAGACCAGGATGCTGCCAGAGATAGAAGCACAAGAAGGCATTGATGCAGACCAGTTCAACCACAAAAATGTAGGTGATCGTGGGGCGAACAGTCCCCACATAGTTGGCCACCCATCTTGAGGCTTTTTCCAACACTGCCTTGTCGTGTTCTTGCGCACCTCGCACCATGCCAGCCTCGGCCTCGGCCATTTGAGCTTCGGTCTGCAAGGCCACCTGCTCGGTGCGAATTTCTTCCACACGGGCTTGCGCGGCAAACCCCGCAGCGGCCAGTTGAAGCTCTCGCTCGGTCTGCATTTGGGCCAGTGCCAATTCATGCTTTTGGTCGGCCTTGTTCTGGAAATACTCAAGCAGCTTGGGCAAGCCTGAGATCAACAAACCGCCAAGAGTCGAGAATAGTGAGAGCATAAAATTCCTACAAAGGGTTTTTAGAAACTATGAAGTCGATGATTTTTTTGGACTCACTGGTCGGCAAGATGTAAAGAAGGTCTAGCAACCAGTTGATCGCAAGGACAGCGGCGCAGCACTTGATGAAGCGATCAATCCCGAGTCGCCAATCAGTGCCGACATCAAACCATTTAAGTAGCGAGAACACATTAAACACACCCTCTTGTTTTTTGGCAGAAGTCTATAAGTTCATTTGCGCCAAAAAAGGCGAAAAACATCAAGAAACAAACAATAGCTATTACCAAAGCAATCTCGGTCATCTCGTCTGCTTTTTCTTTGGCCTTCTTTTCTTCGGCTTTCAGTGCGCTTATTTCTTTGGCATCGTCCCTGTCCATCTCTGCTTGACGGGCTTTGATCTTGTTCCAGACATCTATCTTGCCGGTCTGCATGAAAAGCATTTTTAGCTCTTCCTCAAATACACGGGCCTGATCCAGTGCCATCTCAATCTGGAGGGCAGTCCCCATGTTCGATTTATTTTTAGATCGCTTGGCCTCAAGCATTGCCTTGGTGGCTACGCTCTTGGCATCAAATAGCTTGCCAATCATCGGAGCCAGGCTGCCGAGATCGTTGGCGACATTCGCGGCCTTCTTGACCAGCGAGATGGCCGACTGTATTCCCGCCAGTGCTGTTAGCGGATCAATCATTACCGGCCTCTGAAGTGATCCCAGAAAGCCACAGTCGCCACAAACAAGCCGCCCAGCCACAGCAGGGGCTTGGCCAGCTTGCTCAATGTCTCCAGCACCTTGAATGCGCCTTTGGCAGCGTTGAATGCCTCCGTCACATCCTTGGTGCTGTTAGTCAGCGCATCGACCTTACCCTCAACAGCCACCAGCCTGTCGTAGATTTCTCGGTGAGTTACATCTTCGGTCATGGTGTGGCTGGCCAAGTAATTGTCCATGGGAATCCTTCTTGAGATGGTACATCACGCAGTGCTTGGCAGTAATCCTTCCACGCCTGTGAAGGTGTCATATCGCTGCGAAATCGCCAATCAGTAGCTGTCAGCTTTTCATCACGGGAAGCGCGAACACTCTTAGCTTGCTCTGCATCCTTCATGGCCTTGTAAGCAGCTTCCTGTTCGGCAGCGGTCGTAGTTACACCATCTACAACTTGGTCAATGAACACAGGGCCAAGGCTGTACTTGGTGTACCACTTGCCATCGACTTGCTCAACACCAGCGGCTTGTGAGTATTGATAGACCGTGCCACCAGTTGCTTGTGGGCCTTCAAAGATCACATCAGCACCCAAGGCTTCTAGCACCTCAGTTGTTGTTGTATCCCATGTAGGGCCACCATTGGCTTTTTGATACGCACGAAACTCTGATTCGTACATTACTTGCCCGTCATTTGTTCGTATTTTCATTTTGATTCCTTTAAGTCTAGGCCACCGCAAGCCCTATGTAGGTTGCAGAAGAAACATTCACATTTGTTGCTGTTACTTGGTTGACCACAAAACCTGTGTTGTCTGTGTCAATGGTGTCGTCTGTTGTAACTTCGGCTGTTGTGGTGTTGAGACTAAGGTGTGGATCGTTACCAGCTACGATTCCCCTAGCTGTGTCCCAAACATACCAGTCACCAGTTGAGTCGGTGCGCTTGATTAGAACGAACCTAGCTCCTCCTGTGAATCCACAGTTGATTGTTTGTGATGAGCCGTTACCTGTGTAACTGAACACTTTGCTTACACCAGCGCACGTTGCAAAGAGGTAGGCAACAAACGTAAAACCACTGCTGTTTGTGTTTACTGAAGTTCCAACACTGAATACCGAGCTTGTTGGCGCTGTTGCGTTCCAGATAGCTGTGTTTGTGGCCGATGCAGCAGTTGAATTAAGAAACAGGTAATTACTTGCAGTTAGGTTAGACGAATACACCGCCCATTGACCTGTGTCACCTCGACACTTCACAATCATCATCTCAGGCACTGCCGCAAGGTTATGGCTCACAGTTCTTGCAGAACCCGTCCCCGTGTAGCAAACGACATCCATAAACGATGGGGCTCGTCTGAAGTTCCAGTTTGCGTATCCAACACCACTTTCATTGGGGTTTAAAGTACCAAGTGAATAACCATCTTGATTAAAAGCAGTCAGCCTATTTGCATCATTAGTTTCAGCGGCTGTATCATTTGTAAACAAACGAATGTTTGGGCCACGCAACTTGTCATAGGTAAAGTTATTGGCAAAAGATTTTGAGTCAAGCATCACCACGTCCGGGGGAAACCCAAGACCTGTAACTGAACGTGCTGTCCCTGTTCCTGTATAAGTTGTTGGCGCAAACACACTCGTCCCAGTCGTAGGCACTTTCATCGGGCCACGGCGTATGGCTATGTAGATGTAATTTTTGTTAGCAATGCCGGAGTTTGCATTAAATCCTGTAGCTGTTGGTTTTGTATCGTAGCCACCAGCAGATTCTGCGGCAGAAAGATTAGGCGATAAATTATTGCTAGATGCAGAAACTGACATTCCACGCATGATGTCATTTAAATACCAACTGTCTACGCCGTCTGTTTGTTTAAATAAAACCCACTGCGGCTCATAGCCAAGACTAACTGTTGCTAGTCCACTACCATCAGTAGTAAACGACCCACACGAAATCACATTGTCTGTACCAGACAGGCCAAAGCCCCCTGCGTCATGGGCGAAGATGTAGGCTACATAGGTTTCGCCTAATGTATTAAAAGAAGCCCCGAGAGTAAACTGAGTGGATGTTGGGTTAGTATCATTCCAAAAATTTACACTAGATGTGGCTGCTGCTGTAGATTGTAATTTAATAGCCTGTGTTGCGCCCAATGAACGATGGTATACATTCCACTGACTAGCTGTACTAGTGGATTTAACAATAATCACTCCCGGTACTGAGCCAAGATTGTGATTAATTGTTTGAACCCCATTTGTACCCGTATAAGTCACAATATCAAAAAACTTTGGTTGCGCTACCCATTGCCAGTCAACATAAGTTGCACCGCTATTGTTGTAGTCAGTATTCGTACCAATCGTATAGCCAGTAGCACTAAAAGCAGTCAATCCTTGGCTATCTGTAGCCTCTGCGCCTGTTGTGTTGCTACTTAGGGCTTTAGTAGCCCCACGTACGTTGTCTGTCAGCTTGTGGTTGGTAGCGGCAGAACGTGATTTTGTCCATACTAAAGTTTCTTTAGTAGAACCATCTAATCCAGTAGTAACAGTTGCAGATGCACCAGTGCCTGTCCGCAAATAAGATTGGAAAAAGTCTTCAATGTAATTGACTTTGGCGGCTGTCCCGCCACCAAAGCCGTCATAACTTGCCGCACCAGAAGTTGCTTGTAATGGCATGGGTTAGGCCTTGAACTGTGTATTGCTTGCCAAGACTGTGAAGGTCGCGCTGCCTGTCTTGATAATCAGGTAGCGGTAGCTATCAATGCCACTGGCATTACCCGCTGTAGGCGCACCACCAAGCCATCTTGTAGTCACACCCGATGTAGTTCCATCGACCTGCACAGCGCTGTTGTAGTAGGCTGTAGCGCCTTGCGTTACAAGGAAGGCCACAGTCATTGACTCGCCGGTAGCCATCAGCGTGTTCAGGGATGTGCCGCTTGAGCCACGGAAGTTAAGAGTCCAGTTGGCGCTGGCGTTGCTGGTGTAGTACAGCACCGACTGAGTGGTGATGTCGTATGCAATCGTGCCGGTGGCTGCTGTTGCCGACACTGTTGCCACCTCAGCGGCATCGTTTAAGACAATGGCTTTGGCTGACGATGTGCCACTGAATGTTTGTGTGCCGGTGAAAGTGTTGTTTGCCGATGTGCTAAATCCAGCGGCAGGTGTTGTCGATGCCCATGTAGTGCCGTTACTTGTCAGCACATTGCCAGATGACCCAGGGGCCACAACTTGCACGGCAGATGTGCCGTTGCCCAAGATGACATTGTTGGCAGTCAAGCTCGTTGCGCCTGTGCCGCCGTTGGCGACATTTAAAGTCCCCGCAATGGTCACAGTGCCAGCGCTTGTAACAGGGCCGCCGCTTGTGGTCAGGCCCGTTGTGCCGCCTGATACATCCACGCTGGTCACGGAGCCAGAGCCTGGGCCGGTAAACGCAATATTTATAGACCCAGCACCTGGTGTGATGGTCACGCCGGAGCCGGCAGTCAAGGACGCCTTGGTCAGCGTGTTGCCGGTGCTGTTGCCGATCAATAGCTGCCCATCGGTGTAGCTGGTCTGTCCAGTGCCGCCATTGGCGACTGCAAGCACTCCCGTAACCGCAGTGCCCAAGGGTATACCCGTAGCCGCCCCTGTGCCGCCATTCGCCACTGGCAGAATGCCAGTAACGCCTGTGGTCAAAGGCAGCCCCGTAGCGTTGGTCAGCACAGCCGCTGATGGCGTGCCAAGCGCTGGCGTCACCAAAGTCGGTGAATTGGTGAACACCAAAGCGCCAGTGCCGGTTTCATCCGTTACGGCAGCAGACAAGTTCGCGCTGGATGGTGTGGCCAAGAAAGTCGCCACGCCAGCACCAAGGCCACTCACACCCGTTGAAATCGGCAGACCTGTGGCGTTGGTCAGCACTGCCGCTGAAGGTGTGCCCAAGGCTGGCGTCACCAATGTGGGGCTGGTAGAAAGCACATTGTTGCCAGTGCCTGTACTCGTACCAACACCCGTGCCGCCCTTTGTCACCTTCAACAATGGGCCAGCATCAAACAAAGAATCAATTGAGTCTAAATTTGCGTTGACCTTGCCGCCCCAAGAATTTGCCGAAGCTCCGACCTCGGGCTTGGTCAGCAATAGGTTGGTCGTTGTGGTATCTGCCATTTTTAATCCTTAGCCAAAAGTTTTTGCGCGGGTCAACAGACTGCCGCCAGAAGTCGAGCCACGGTCATCGGCCACCTGCAAGTCATTCAATCCGCGCTCGTACAGAGTCGCCCAAGTCTGTATCCGCGCATCGTCTTGCAGGTACGGTGCAGCCTGCAACAGTGAGCCGTACAGATAAATGTCGGGGCTTGATGTCAAAAGAAAATTAGTCGCCACGCTTGCAGACAGCTTGTTCAACTTTGCAAAGTAGACGATCTCTGCCGTATAGGTTGCATCCGGCGTTGGCACAAAACGAAATTGAGTGCCGACCACTCCAAAGAATTTTGGCCTGCCGCTGGCCGTGAATTTTGTTGCCTCCTCATCCAGCGCATCCATCGTCATAAAAGACAATGGCGTCACTGGATTTGTGCTGGTCAACTTTAGTGCCCGAGTCTCTAGAAAGTCAGATTGCGTTGACTCAAACTCTGCATCAATGGTCAATGTTGTTCTTGTCAACATTTGACGGGTGCGCAGCGTGCGCTCAATTTGCGCCTCGGCCAGAGAGATAAAGTCAGGAATAGTGGCTGTCAAATCAGAACGATTCAGCCAATCTGCTATTGATGCCTTTAACTCTGTGTAGGTGGTCAGTGCCATTATTGAGCCTCTTTTTCCATTTCCTCTTTGACTATCCAGGTGTGGTCATGGCGAAATTCAAATGTCCCAATGTGGCCGATTTCCTTGGAGACATCATGGTCGATGTAGATTTTGTAGCCAAGCTCTTGCGCTTTTTTACAGAAAAACACATCCTCGCCCATGTAGCCCCGTGTGGTCTGCCACGGCATATCAAACCACGGCTCACTCATGCCTTCAAACACTTCGCGCTTGATCAGCATTATGCCAGTACCAATGCTTCCCACCTCTTCCAATCCAGTAGATTCTGGCATAGTGTAGACCGATTTGCGCTTGCCTTCGGCGTCATAATTTTGGGCAGTCGGGCCAGTTGGCATCCTGCGCCGTGCGCAGTTGGCTGCCACGATGGGTTTGTCGTGGGCCAAGAGCCTGCCCACCATGTCCTGTGGGAAGGTCATGTCAGAGTCAATGAAAAGGATGTGCGTGCAGCCTTCGGCCATCGCGTCCAAGCAAAGGTCAGCCCTTTGGTTTTGGATAATTGTGCCTTGCATCAATTTCAGACTGATTGCGTCTGTGGTGTTGAGCGTGTGAAATGCGACCAAATTAACCATACAGTAGGTGTAATTGGTGTGAACCTGATCACGGGCAGGGGTGCAAACGGCAATGTAGTTCATACTTTCCCAGGTCGTGTTCTAAAAAATTGGTTATCGGCGTCATTGAGCCAGCGCTTCATGTACTCTTGATCATCGATCTTGCCCTCGGCCTTCATCTTGTAATAGAGAGCCTCTGGGATAGATGCCACCAAGTGCCACTCACCGTTCCAGTTGGCCTTGCCGTCAACAGCGTTGTAGATGGCCTTGTTGGCCTCAATAACCGCCGTCACATCTTGTTCTGTTTGGATCGTCACATCGCCAGTTTCTGGGTTTTCATGCCAGTAACGCGAGATGCCTTGATCTTTGTTTTCGCTAAGTAATCTTTTGTGAATCATTTAAAAAAAGGGCCAGATTTCTCTGGCCCTTTCCGTTGCTTACTGTTAAGAAGTAATCAAGTCAGCGGCCAGGCCGTGGGCATTTTCAGCCAGCACTTTATGACCCCACTCAACGATCAGCATGCGCTTCTCAGCGTCACCTGTCTTGGCCAGTTCGACTTGCTGGTAAGGACGCAGCACAGTCATCTTGGCGTAGTCAGGATCGATCACCCACGCATCACGCTCACGCTGGAAGCGGTTGGCAATCACAGACACATTGCCGAAGTCAGAGACATAAATGTCCACTGCACCGATCAATGTGGCAGGCTTTGCGCCGCCGTCAATGTTGAAACGGCTGGAGGCAATGCCGGAGAAACCTGATACGCGCTGCTTGTTCACAGGGCCGCACATCAGGATCTTCGGTGTACCGCCGGCTGTCCACACCTTCTGAATCACATTCTTGAGAATGGTTTCAGTGAAGGTGCGCACATTGCCATCGGTACGGGCGCTGTTTGGCAGCGTTGTGTACGATGGATCAGTGCCGTTAGTCTGCTTGTCGGTGTTTGTTTTCACAAACGCGCCCAGAGATGCAGTCACACGGGCAGTCGTAGAGTCACCAGAAACAGCGATACCGCCGTTCAGCATGACAAACTCTTGATCGCGCTTCAACTCAGAACCACGCTTTGCGATCTGGTAAGCCAGTTCGCTGCGGCGGCCAGCCTTGTTCACCACTTCTTCAGTGGCAGACAGGATGATCGTCTTGCGTGAAATCTGTGCGTAGTTTTGCAGACGCACAGTAGCAGTTACAGAGTCAAACGATGCAACATCGTCACCCTCTAACTGTGCATTGGCAGCGGCTGCGGCCAATGTGTCGGTTTGCCACTCAAACAAGCTATTGGACACATTCTCGCGTCCAATGTTGCTCATGTAAGGGGTTTCTTCAGGTGCAATGTTGGTGATCACATTGCTAAGATCTTCCCGAATACCCTTTGCAGAGTAGGTCAGGAATGTGTTGCTTACGATAGCCATGATTTCCTCATTTCAATAAAAGTTCAATTGCAGATACCGCATCATCGATGCGGCCGGTTTTTGCAAGACGCTGCTTTGCGCGAACACTCTCAGTCGTTGTCGAAACCCGACCCGCTGCACCTGGCTTGGCTGGTCGTGGGCCATTGTTCACCACAGGCTTAATGCCTTGACGCTTACTTACCATCTGGTCAAACAGTGCTGCCTTACGCAACAGTAAAACCAGCCGGTGATCGTAAACACTCTTCAAGTCTTCATCAGAAAAACCGGCAGACTTGGCAGACTCAATCAGCATTGCTTTTTCGAGCTTTGCTTTCTTTGGATCTTTCCACTCTGGCAGCGCAGCCAACAGCGCATCTTTCTGGCTCTCAAGATGCTGCTGAATAGATTGCTGCTGCTCTTGCTGACTCAACTGAAGAAGACGCTGCTGCTCGGCCTGAATAGCGTATGCCTTCTCTTGTCGATCCCGCAAAACCTCTTTTTGCCGCACCCACTCGATTGGGTCTTCGTTGTAAAGACGATCCAAATCGACCTGCGGCTCTGAAGACTGAAGCTGGGCTTGCAATGCTCCCAACAATTGAGCGTACTGTCCACGCTCGGCCCGAACTGCCTGCGTTTCTTGCTCGACTTGCTTGCGCACTTCGGCAATCTGCTGCGTTTTTCGGGTGTAGTCCTGAGTCCTTGAATAGCCTTTTTGTAGCTCGTCCAGCGTGACAGAAACTTCCTTGCCGTCTACTTTGACAGTGAAAGTCTGTGGCTGTTCTTGCTCCTCTGACTCTTCCTCTTCTCCAGACTGTTCCTCCGAGGTTTCTTCCTCTAGCGCGTCTTCCACACCAGAGTCATCCTCCTCAGAGGCCGCTGCCTCAGTATCCTCTTCGGACACCTCGGCTGGCTGCGTCTCGTCAAGTTCTGCTTGTCCTTCTTCAGGGGCCAACATTGCCGAGATAGCACTGGCCGCATCGGCCAAATTCGTTGCTTGTATTTCTGCCATAGTATTTTCTTAAATTAGATTTTTCTGTGATTTTGAGATAGCGGCCTGTGCAATCTTGCCGTTGTCCATGATCCGGATCAACTCTTGCCGCAAGCCATCAATGGCCTGCATCATGCACCACGCTGTCTCTCTCTTCACAGACTCTTCGGGTTTCGAGGATCGAAATGCCCAAAGTTGGTCGTTTTCCAATTTTGCAATCGCAGTGTTGAGGGTTTCGTCCTCAAGTAACTGCTTGGCCTTGCGGCCCTTATTTACCTGGTCTTCATTTGTCACTACTGTGCCATTCCGTTAAAGGTTGATGGATTCATCATCGGCGGCATCGGGGGCTGCTGCTGCTCAATAAACTGAGCCGCCTGCTGCTGGGCCAGTACCGCTTGCTGACGAATTGCTTCACGATCAATATTCTGAGCCGCATCGATCTCAGCCGTACTGATCTGTGACTTGTACTTTAACTCAATTTCATACTTTTTGAGATACAGGTCTTGGGCCATTCTGTCCCGTGCCAAATCGTCATCCATGACCATTTGCTGGCGTTTCAATTCCAACTCTGCCGCCTTCTTCTGGATGTCGGCCTGAATGGACTCGGCCTGCACCTGTGCCAGCAATTCCTCTGGAGTAGCCTTGGGCGCAGGTGGCGTTGGCGGCACATAGTCGGCAGAAATGCTCTGGAAATAGCTGGTCGAGTCCTTGAACCCAGACAACTCCACGATCTTGCGCAAGGTGTTGGAGAACTGCTGTGGCGTGACCAATGGGTTTTGTGGGCCAAGCTGCTGCAAGATTTGCTCTTGCTTGCCCAAGATCATCATCAGCGCTTGCAAACGCTCGTTGGTGTCGCCATTGCCCAAGGCAATATTGATGTTGGCGTCCATGTTGGCGTCCCAAGACCTTGGATCAATTTGCACCCACTCGTTGCGCATCCGCACCATGCGTGCTTTGTCTTGGTGCGTTGTGGCCAAGAACAAGATGCCCTTGAACAGTTTTTTCATGCCCTCGGCCAGAATGCGTGCCGTCAACTCAATGCGGCCCTGGCTGGCACTGATAGTCGCGTTGACCGCTGCTTTGGTGGACGATTGCAGTGCGTCAGCGTTCAGACCCATCGCCGCCTTGCTCATGCCGGTGCGGTCTTCCTTGATCTGATCCATGTATTCCATCATCGGGAATGCGGCCTGGCCAACAAATGGGGTGGTCAGCGGTTGAACCATGCCAGGCGCACGCATGCGGATAATCGCGCCCGTCTCGTTGTTCAGCACATCGTCAATGTTTACTTGGCCCTCAACCACCGCCGTGCGCGGGTGGATCGACTGAGCCAAGCTGTCCAGCGTATTGCGCAGAATTTCAGACTTGATCTCTTGCAGGTCACGGGTGATGTCAAATATTGACATGGCCTCAAGGGGGCTTGTGTGTGGCTCGGGGTCGCAGGGGAAGTCAGCAAACGGGATGTAGCTGGCCGGCAGATTCCTGACCACCTTGTAGCCACCGCCCATGCAGCAGACCTTGCGCAACTCGGCAATGCCGTCATTGTCGAAGTCCACACGGGAATACGCCTCGATGTACAGAACCCTGCGCATCATTGGGTTGGCCGCGTCATTCGTGCCAAATGTCGTACTCAGTGGCTGACGCGCCAAGTACTCATCATTGCTGTCCAAGTCTGTCGTTGACAGATTCTCTTCAATCTCGTCTTGGTCGTAGCCCATCGCAATCAGGTCGGCCACAGTGGCCATCTGCCTGTGGGCAATGATGGTGGAATCGTCAAATGATCGGGCACGCCGGTCAAGCAACAACTCTTCAGGCGGCACAGCCATGATTCTGATGCGGCCATCCTTAGTGATGCGCTTGATCTGCACATCGTGAATCATTGGCGCTGGCATTGCCACCGGCTGGCCCGTCATCGGGTCAATGGTGGTCATCTGCATCTCGTCAATATCTGGGTCTGGGTAGGACACCACGATCTTGACCTCAGCCCCAGGCTCCTGCATCAGCATCTCTAGCGTCTGGTCATCCAGACCCGAATACTCCTCAATTCGAACCTTTTCTTCATCTTCCCACCAGAATTTTGCAATGCCGCATTTCCTGACCAGCGCATCCTTGAAAATTGCGTAAGTCGTTAAAAATCCGCTGTTATCGTTCTGGAATACATAGTTTGAGTAATCTGTCGCCTGCTGCGCCATCTTCACATCTTCTGGCCCACGAGGGGCAAACTCGACAACATTCTCAGAACTGAAAAACACCCGCATCAGGCTGGGCAGCATGGCGCTGACAGTGTCGCGCACCTCCATCGCCACCACCTTGCTGTTGCCATCGACCTCGTTACCAAACAGGTCACCTCGGTAGTACTCAGTCCCCTTGGCCCGTGTGGGCGACAGGTCGCTGTCCACATAACTCACCGCATCGGTCAGGTCTTGGGTAATGATTGCTTGCAGTTCCGCATCGTCCATCGGCTCGGTAGCTGCAATGTCCGTAGATAGATTTTCGGTGATGTTTTCAATCATGGCTTGACCTTTTTAAGTACCACATACATGGAATCCACAGCCCTCGGGGTGCGGATAATTTCGTCTTGTGGCAATTCTAGTGCTTCTCCCAGCTTTGAGAGACGCATTTCCAGCATGGTTAACTCAAACCTGTCTGGCCAGCCTAAGTACCAATGCCAATCGGTGTAATACCGCCAAGAGTTCTCGTTAAATGCCCTGACATGGGTCGGGTCTTGCCAAGCCCCAAGGCTCAACTCGTAGGGCACATGAATCCGCATTTCCCCGCCCACCTTCAGCAATTCCTTGCAATTGGTCATGGCGGTAACTAAATCTGGCAAATGCTCCAAGATGTCATTGGCCAAGATCACATCAAACATGCCGCGCTCAATTGTCAGCAGCCCCTTGCGGGTCTTGAGTACATCGCCCCAATTGACTTTTGTGATGTCCAGCAGCCAATCGGGTTTGACCCTCGCCTGAATATCTGCATTCAAGCAATCCTCACGCCAATCCTTGCCTGAGCCTAAATTAAGAATCAAACCATGCCTTTGCGTAAGTTGGACGATTTTCTTTAAGCCACGGCAGTGCATCGTTGTGCAATTTGTTGGCATCAAAGCCAATTGTGTTGCTGCCGATGTGGTGGACATAGCTGGCCGACACAAAATGTGAGTAGCCTTTTTCAATCAAATCCCTACAATGCACATCATCTGAGTACCAATTCAGAGGGGGAAACTTTGCCGTCTCAAAAGCCTCACCCGAAATCCACGCAAAGATCGGGCTGACTTCCTCGGCCATCTTGATGTGGGCCTCGGACGGAAACTTGTAAAAGTGCATCTTCTCCGGTTTCTCAGTAATCCTCACATTCTGACAAGGCCGCGCCGCATCAGTCCTTGATGCAACCCAGCCGGCCTTGACGCTGTGCATGGTCTTAATAATCGCCACATCCTCCATCAGCACCTTCACGCTGGTCGGCGTCAGCACAATGTCATCGTTGGCCACGATGCATGATGACCAATCCTTCAGTGCGGCCTCAATCACCTCGTTGTAGTCATCGCCAAAGTTCCTTGGCTGGCCGTAGATCTTGAAGTCAGCCTCAAAATTCTCAAGCACCGACTCTGGCCCCCGCAGGTAGACCGGACACTCTGGCGCGTACTGCTTGATCGACTCCAGCAGCACCGCTAGGCCATGCCCCCTGACGGTTGCAATGACAATCGGGCAGATCATTTTTTCTTTACTGGCTTAGCTGTTTTAGCCGCTGCCTTAAAGTCACCAGCGCTGGGCGCACCTTTAGCACCAGGCTTGCGCATTTTCTCTTTAGAGCCAGCAGCGATTCTTTCGCGTTTTGCATGAATGTTTGCATATAGACCTTTCATTCCTCTTCTCCCTCTTCGTAGTTTTCAGATTCTTCACCCTCTTGCTCGCCCGTGTTCGGGCCGCCCACCACCCATGCATCGCATGTCCGGCTGGCTGCGCACTTGAAATCAAAGATCTCGCAATAGCCCAGATCGGCCAGCTTGATCGTGCCCCAAGGGTCGGCCTCCATGCCGATGCCCTCGGCAATGCAATTTTTAATCTCGTCAGAGACATTGAATGCCGCGCAGTTACCGCACAGGCTTTGCTTTGAGTCCTCAATGCTCACATCCCACTGGTCTGCTTTCTTGCGCCAGAAAGCCTCGTTTGGCAGCTTGGGATTCTCAGGGCCATACGCCGCTGTGGTGATCGCCTTGGCCCGATTCTTTAGATTGAGCGTGATGTCTTGCGTGGGCATAGGGCAGTTCTCGCCTGCGCTCATGTCCTCGCCCTCTTCCCTGTCCATGACCTGGCTCATGGTGCGACTTAGCGTTGCCATAAATTCTCCCGTTGGTTTTAAAGATACCCCAATTATGCAACCCTCGACAGGTTTCGGCGTATCGGCTGGCTCCACTTGCTGCTGGCCGCACTCCCGTACATCCCCGTGATCGCATCGCTTGCAAAAGTCAGCACAAAGGCATCGGCCTTGTCCGGTGACGGCAGACCCCTCTTTTTGATCTCGTCCTTGCCCTCAATGGCGATTTTGCCATTGCTGGTGAAGGTGTAGCGCACAGTCGCCAACTCACTGATCAGCACATCATCCTTGGCCAGCTTGCAGTCCCGCGCCTCCAGCCACGCCTTGGCCCTGTACCAAAGCTCTGCCTTCAGATTCCGGTATGTCCCGCCCATCGCAGGGCTTTCACTCACATTGATCCCCCGCGCCGGCAGGCCCAATTCCCGCAGCCGATCCACCACCCCAGCCCCCAAGCCGATGCTGTCCACCAGTATTTCCTTGGGCTGCTCACTCGGCGGCAGAACCTGGTACTCGGCCACCACCGCCCCCGTCAATTGCATCAAGTCCAGATTCTTCCATGTGCGGACGCTCTCCGTCACCACATTGCCCTGCCGCTTGCATAGGGCACTTCGGTCACTCCCGAACCGCGCCACATCCAGCCCCCAGACCATCGGTGCTGACTTGCTGGCCGCCACATCCCTGTGCAGCGCACTCTCCAGCAAGTCCATCGGGATCACAGTGTCATCATCACCCTTGGGAAACTCACCGATCACCCTGATCCGGTAGACATTGCTTTCCTCGCCGTAGCGCATGGCCATCTCTTGCACATACTCATCCGACACCCGTGGCGAGTCAGTACATGCCACTTGAAAGGTAGTCCACTCGCCAGCCAACCTAGTGTGCGTGTCGTAGAAAAACCCGCTGCTCCGCACCGGATTGCCCAGCAGCAGAGTCACGGCGTTGTGCCCTGACATACTTCCAGCCGCCGCCTCGAACACCTGCTCCGGCACGCCGCTGGCCTCATCGGCCACCAGCATCACATACTCAGAGTGAATGCCCTGCAATGCCTCTGGCTGCTCGGCCCGTGATGTCCTTGCCGAGATAAACATCTCAGTGGGCGCAGCGTTGAACTCGATCCTCTCCTGCTTGACAGTCAGCAGGGTCTGCAATGGCGCAGGCATCGCGTTGATCCAGCGCTTCAACTCCGCAAACATGGCGTCATAAAGCTGGCTGCTGGTCGGCGCAGTCACCACCACCTTGACAGGGCTGCGGGTCATGAAGTACCAGAGCATCGCCCATGAGCTTGCCGTACTCTTTCCCACCCCGTGGCCAGATCGCACGCTGATCTTTCGATCCCCCCGCGCTATTGCCCCCAAGAACTTCTCTTGCCACGGGTCAGGGTCTACACCCAGCACCTCCTTGACAAACAGCACGGGATCGTTGTGATACCTAGCAACCCACTCAGCAAAGACATTGTTTTTTATCATGTTGACTCTTTAGGTGCTGTCTCTCCAGCAGTCACGCATTTGCCGCCTGCGTTTGGCGTACTTACCGGCCCATGAGGAAATCCGTAAAAAGCCTGTGAGCCGGCTACAACTTCTTTTGTTTTGGACAAGCCGCGCTGCAATGCATTGTCGTGCGGCGGTGTGCATGTGTGAATCGTGGTCAGGTCAGCAGTGCGCTTGCCGCAGCGGGGGCAGAAGTTGCGCTCCTCTGGCAGTGCCAAGACCTCACGCTCATCAGCACGGACAAGTGCGGCAAAGCGTTCAAGGGTTTTATCCACCATCTCTGGATGAATAATTCCAGCCTCACGCGCCATCTCAATGATTGTTTTCATATCTTCCCCACCCCGTATCCAACCAAAAAGCCAATTACATAAAAAATCAATGCGGCTGCAAGTACGGGGTGCTTGATGCTGTATTTGCCAACAGGTTTAGCCCATCCATTCGCCATGTAGTGTTGATGAACAGCCATTTGCTTGCGCCGCGCATCCTCGTATTCTTTGTTTGTAAAGTTCATATCAGCAAGCTCCAAACCCAAAGCCCCGTAAAGAACAGCAGCAAAAAGACCACCATCAGCGCCACCAGTACAAAGCCAACTAAAACACTGCCAATCATTTGCCAAGTTTCCGGCACTGGCTCAATGTCATCAGGCACTGCCGGATACGGCTTGACCTTGCGAACCACTTCCGGCTCAAGCTCTGCTGCGGTAAAGTGACAGTCCAAAGTGCATTGAGGCTGGCGTAAGCATTCACGGTAGCCCGTGTCGCACATCCTGATCATGCCACCTCCTCCGTCTTGCCCAGGTACGCTTTCAAGCGCTTCACCCTGTTCTTGTTGTAAGTCACCAGCGCTGTCGCGTACTCCACCCCACTCTCGGCTTGAAGCAACTCATGCTCGGCATGCTGCAACTCATGCGCCACAGCCTGCGCCGGTGTCACGGTCTTTAACATCAACCGCAGTTCAGTCCACATATACTTAATCATATTGTCCACTCTCTCTCTTGACGGTTGGAGTTTGACTTAACTGTTTTACCCGTTAAACGGATCAAACCAAGTTTCTGCATTTCGTTCAAACGCCTTGCAATCTGATTGGCCTGTAGCTTTGAGTAAAAAGAAATGCCATCCTTACCCAACGGCCCAATAGTGGTAAGTGCTTCCAATATTTGAGCGTAATGCGAACTCACAAATGAATCTGTAACGGATGCCGCCGCCATGTGTGATGTCTCAGGATCGCCAACACGAGCCATCGGAATCTCTGGCTTGCTAAAAATTTTGCTAAATGCTTCCTTGTAATTAATCATCGTTTCTCCCTTTTAATAATTCGGTTTATTGTCATATCACTAACTTCAAATCTCTTGGCTATCTCTTTCTTAGTTACTCCTTCAGAGAATAACTTTAATACCCTAGATACAGATATATTAACCCTCGGTCTTCCGGCATTCTTTCTTTTGCCGCCATGCGTCATTTATATCTATCCTCTTTAATCGCAATCTCAATTACCTCCTTCATGTCATCACTGATTAACTCGAATATATCCGCGCCATTTACCCAGACCTCAACAAGAATAACCTGTTCAGGTATAGCCGGCTCAATCACCACGCCGGCCTCTTTAACTTCAGGCTCTGCCGGCTCCCACTCGTACCAGCACTCCAGCGGCTGGCGGCACAATCCCGTCACATGCTCATGCATCAACTTCATGCTGTCTCTCCTTGTAATGCCCTGCGGATTGCTTCATGCGAAACAATGACCTTATGGCTGGTTTTTAAAATACTCGCTATCCCCCTAAAACTTATCCCTGTCTCACGCATCTCCTTGGCGTACTTGAGTGCCGCCTGCTCCTCTGGCTTGGCCACCAGGGTGGCAGCCTGACCAGTGCCTTGCACGGCATACCCGAACTTGGCCGAACCACCCAGATGCCCACCGGCCTTGCGCTTGGCGGCCTGCCCCTGCTTTTGGCGCTCCTTCAACACCCTGCGCTCATGGCCGGCAAAGCTGCACAAGATCTCCAGCATCAACTGCGCGTAAATGTTGCTGCTGTCAGTGACATCCCCGTGGCCGTTGATGATCAGCTTGACACCAAGCTCCTTGCACCTCTTGATCGACTGCAAGGCATCCAGCAAATCACGGCTGAACCGATCCAGCTTGGCCACAATCACCGTGTCGCCCTGCTGGAGCGTGACCCCGTTGGCCTCCAGCCTTGCAAAGAAAGGGTCAGCGCCACTCACGCCGCCATCCTCAATGAACTGGTCAATCACCAGGTTGTGGCTCATCGCGTTGCCGCTTATCTGCCGCTTCTGCTCCTGCATGCTGGTGTTGTCCACCTGCTCTGTAGTGCTCACCCTCACATATCCAAACACCGTCATAAGTTGCGCTCCTTGTTAATTTATTGACTGTGAGTGCAATTATGTAGCAGGTTGGCAGGTTGTCAAGCGGTTTTTAAAAAAATTTTTTTTTAGGGATTGAGGGTTTGTAGGTGTGGAGTACCGCAACAGTCGCCCCCGCCAAGGCGCGGGACGGGGGGGTCTCGGCGCGGCTGCGGCCAGCAGGGCAGCCGCCGCGCCCCAGATTTCGAGGGTTAACCCTCGTCAATCACGGCTTTGTCAATCCCGTTTACGGGCGTGACACTTCTGTGCCTTAGCGCATCGAGTGCCATGCTGCCCAGGTCGATGTTCACCAGAGGCGCGGCCTTGTCGCTGTACTCGTCATTGAGCTTGCCGGCCAGCCAGCGCCTGGTGTCCACGCGCAGCTTGGCCACCTGCGCCATTGCTGGTGTCGCAGCGTCTGCAATGTCAAGGGTCTGCTCTGCTAAACTTTGCCCACCTCGCGTGCGTGCGCGTGCGAGGGCAGCAGCCCGTGCCGCGCCCCCTCTATCAACCCAATCGTAGAAGCCGGTGTGACTAACACCCAGCGACCGTGCCACACCTAGAATCGTCTCGCCTTGGGAGAGCCTTTCTAGGATGGAGATCTCGCCACCTGCTGCGTGTATCTTTTTGTTGACATCGCTGGACTCTTTGCGTGCGAGTGCAGCCTGATCCTTGAGTGCCATCTGCCTTGCGGCAATGTTGTCAGCAACCTCTGCCAGTGTTCGGGCTGGCTCCTTACCCTTTGTCATCCAAGTACTCCTCAATCAATTTAAAACCCTCATCGGCTGATCTGGCGATAACGCACAGGTAGCCTTCCCCGTTTAATTGCCTTGCAATGCAACCCTGCTCCTTGCTGACAACCCCTACCTTCGTCTTCATCTCCACAAACAACCCGCCAAACCCCTTGGATCGCCTCAGGACGCACAGATCCGGCATTCCAGCCAGTACCCCCTCACCATGCAGCCTAACGCGCTCTGACGCCGTTCTGTCGCCCCCATTCGGTATGGCAGCGATCAGCACATCCGGATAGAACGCCCTGACCCGCTGCACCAGCCGCACCTGCTCCTTGTGCTCAATGCTCTGTCGTTTGCGTTTTAGGTCAATTCCCACCATGCAGGTGATTCTACGGACTCGGCAGGCTTTGCGGCGTCCCGATCCACAAACATGTGGCAGTGGTGCGGCACATCCAAAATGCAATGCAGGTCAGTCTTTGTACAAAAGTCCTGATTGAACAAAACCCTGACCCATCCGTTCTTTGCTTCGGCTCCGTGAAACATCCACTGCGCAGGCTTTTCGTTGAGCCTCCTGAATTTCTCAAAGTCCTCTGCCGTGAAATTCCAGCGCTGTATCCTCGACTCCGCATTTGCGCAGTTTTTGCACCAAACGCGGTCATCATCGACCCAATCATCTGCCTGTGGATAACTTTTCACTGTCAAGCTCCTTAGTCGAGGATACCAAGTCGAAGATACCCCCCATGGGAAAAATCCTCGGTATCCTCGACTTGTCAAGCTGGTCAAAAATCGGTGATTAAGCTGTGGATAACCTGTGGATAACTCCACAGGGTTATCCAACAGCGCCATCTTTGTCGGGGTGACGGTATCCTCGAGGTATCTCCGAGGTATCTCCGACTCCTCGACTTGTCCAAGAGCACTGATTTCACCCCTCATGGTGACCACCATGGGACAAAATGTTCCACGAATTGTTCTCCGCATCTGGCGCAAATCGGCGTAAAACTGACAGGCCAATGGCCCGTTTTACATCACCTTTTGATGAGCCTGGGACTGCCGCATAGATGTCTGCCCAATCCAATTTGTAGGCATCTGGGTGGCTTCGGCAGTCCTTTGGAGCGTTGGAGCCACGGCGAATGACCACCCCTTCGGGATGCTCATTGATGATGGTTTGGACGAAAGCTGCTGCCGTGTCGCACTTGTCCATGACGCGCTGTGACTTGTTTTCTTCGATGCGTTGTGCGGCCTCTTGCTTTCTGGAGGATTCGCTTGTCGGGTATGGAATGACAGTGATGCACTGGACATCCTGCATGTTGCCGTGTCTTGTAATGACCACTTCATTGTGGATGTGGGTCTGGAAGCTGATCTCACGATGGATCGGCTCGTAGCGGGTCTTGATAAGCCGCATGAAGCGGGTCTTTTCCTCATCCATGAACAAGATGGCGGTCAGGGTTGCGTCACCTGTGAAGGCTGATGCGCCACGGGCCATGGCGGCATCATCATTGGTCTGGGCCGTCTTGGCGGTGTGGGTTATTATTTTAATAGGGGTATTTAACTGAGTGTAAATAGTCTGCTTGATGGCGGCCATATAACTGCCGACCTCAGAGTTATCATTCTCATTATCTATCTCTAAGGTTGCATTAGAAGTATCTATTATTAGGAATGGCCTCTCGGTAGTTGTGTGGCGGATGACATTCTCTGCTAAGAGTAATATCTCCGGCACTTTAGACCGCTTTGATTCAATGACGATAAACCACTCGGCTATCTCTTTCGGGTCTAATTTCCAGTATTTACTGTATGCGTAAAGAGATTGCCGCACTTGATTGGCGTCCTCGGTGACATAAAGAATCTTTCTGCGGGATTCGGTTTTGAGTGGGGAGTCGGAGAGAGTAAATCCAGCGGCAATCAGACAGACGCTGACCATTGCCGTGGTCTTGCCCACACCAGGCTGGCCGGCGCTGACGGAGAAACTGTGGGCGAGAAAGCCGTCTATCAGATATTCGACAGGGTAGAGCCTTGTCAGGTCGAGGGAGAGTTCTTTCCAGTACGGGGCTGGCTGGTCACTGGCGACTTGAGCCTGCTGCGCTTGGATAAAGTTGGAGAAATCCTCGACAGCCGACTTGCGGTCAGCGGCCTTGGATGATGGGCTGTAGCCGCCTTGCTTTGCATGGTGGAACAGCGTGCCGATGGATACGCCCTTGCCTTGGTGGAATGACTTCCAGTGCGTGTCGATGTCCTGCTCTGACTTGTACTTGCTGCCTTGGCTTGACCAGCCGGCCCAGAGTTCATGGCCTTGGCTGCCGAATGCCGTGTGCAGCGCTTGGCCGACTTCAATCCATGTCGTGTAATCGCTGTCAGGGTTGATGAATTGGAGGGCTTGGGCTGCCTTACTGATGTCATCTGGCGCGGATGACAGCACTGGCTGATATTCAGGCTTTGGCCGCGGCACTTCGGCTGGCTGGTTGGAGTTGTCCTGCTCAATGACGCCCCACATGGTCAGCAGGGATAAGAGGTTGTCATGGGTTTCGTTGGACAGCCTGCCGGCCAGCTTCTGGCCTGACAGTAGCACTGACTTGCCTGGGCTTGTTGGCAGGCCAAAGACTTCGATCTCTTGGCCGCCGCCCAGCTTGTACTTGGGCTTGATCTTGTCCAGATCCTCATCAGCCACGAACAGGAAGACATGCCGGCCCCGTCCGGAGACGCTTACCTCCGTCAGTTGATCCTGCTGCTTGACCCACTCGGCCATGCGCTTAATCGCTATGTTGGTGGCGCCTGTCGAGTGCTTCATGTCCACATCGAGGCAGACAAGGTATGCGCCTTGGCTCATGGCTGGGGTCTGCATCACGATGCCCAGATAGTCTCCGGCTGGCGCGGCATCCATAGTTAGCACCTCTGATGCCGAGTAAAGCTGATCAGATGGAGTGTCACGCGCTACACCTTGGCCGGACTTCTTGTAGGGGATCTTCTTGCCATCGGATGTGGTGGCAAAGGTGCAGAACACTGCTGATGGATGCTGCTCTATCAGCTTGACAGCAATGGCCTGAGAGTTTGTAAACTCAACGGCCATTTTGGGTAAAATACTCATGTTGTTGATCTCGCGGTTGACGACAAGTTGTTCTCCTTCTCTGGAGTGATCCAGTTACCCCTGATGGTTCACGCCGTCAGGGGTTTTTCTTTGCAGGGACAGCAATTCTAGTCTTTGAAGTGAATTCCCCATTGATCTGCCATTGCTTGCGCAATCCCTAAAAAAGTCTCGCTGCGCAGCTTCCACCTGTCAGCACTTGGCGGCAGCTTATTCTGGCCGCTGGCAGTCTGATTGCCCCTGCGCGTCTTTGCATCACCTGGCAGCATGTCAGTCGGGGTTAGCAGCGGCAAGTTCTTCAGCCACAGGCAAGTCTTTTTGCTGGCGTCATGGCCAAACCACCACGGCTGGATGATCTGGTCTGGCTTGCGGATGCGGCTGCTGATGACGCTGATCGGATTCTCAACAGCAATGCGGTCAATGGGGGCGTCCATCAGCCGCTGAACAAACGCCAGCGCGTCTTCAGTCAGTTGTGGGTCGCGTAGACCGCGTGTAGTCCAGTGCATACCGCTGACTGACAGGTAAGTGCATGGTGGATGCGCAATCATCAAGTCCCATCCGTCATTGATGATGTCAAAGACATCGCCCTGATGGTGCGGTCCTGGCGCATCGGTTGGCAACAGGTCACAAGACATGGCCTCATGCCCTCCCCCAATGAAGGCATCTCGGACGCGCCCAGAGTATTCGCAGGCCACAAGCACTTTCACTGCTGCTTCTCCTTAACCAGAGATGCAGCAGCATGCTTCTCGCCAATCAGGTCTTCGCTGATGGCAATGTCCAGCTTGGCAATGGCCGAGGGAGACTTCAGATCGAATGCCTGCGGGTATGCCTTCAGCGCCTCGTAGGCCAAGGCGTCACTCTTCCAGAACTTGGTCTTGCGCCCTGGGCGCAGTGCCCAGCCTTGGATGGGTGATCCGCTGGTGATCTGACGCTTGGCTGACTCCAGCACTGCCTCAGACCACATGGCTGCAAGCTGCGCGAGTTCGATCTCATCACTGGAAACTGGTGGCACTTGTACCGTCTCGTCTTTCTCGGCCTTCTTCACAATGTCGGCAAACTCAATGCGTGCGTTGTCCTGCACCTTCTGGCGCATGGATGGGCAGATGGGCTTGGCCTTGCAGTACTTGCAGGCGTTGGTGGACGGGTTGGTTGGCGCGTCATCGGTCAGCGCGAGGTTGGCAGCGGCCAGCAGGTCATGGCCATGCGAGATCAAGTCAGTGCCGGAGACTGTCCACTTGCTGTGGCCGGCTCGGGGCTGGAAGATGTGCATGG